GACCGGCGAAACGATGGGCGACACCGTCAACCGGCTTTCCAAGTGGCTCAAAGATGAATCCCGCTGGCGTGCCCGCCGCATAGCCGTTACAGAGTCAGCGAGAGCCTATAACCAAGGCCAGCACGCGGCAACGGATGAACTGGACTTTGTCGCCGGTTACAAACTTCTTTTGTCAGATGACGCCTGCCCGGTCTGCCATGCAATTAAAAGGCAATGCCCGGTCATCCGCAAGGGTGGCACGTTCGGAGAGAACGGCAAGAACGAAAACTATAAAGACCTGAAATTCCCGCCATTTCATCCCGGTTGCCGTTGCACGACAGTCGTGATATTTGACGACGAAGTGCCGAAACAGTGGCCCAGCCCGGTTAAGCCCGGCGCAAGTGGCTACATACAGCCCACTGATGCCGACTTTGCAGCCGCCGAAGCGGGCGGATATGAATCCGTGGCGATCGGCAACGCCAAAAGTTTAAACGCGTTCATTCTGACTGAATAAGGGTCACGATAAATGGAAAAGTACGAAAAGGCCACGGCGGCAGCCGTGAATGCCTCCGGCCCCGGTGCGTTTCGTGGCTACGCAGCCCGATTCCTCAACATTGACCGGCAGGGCGACATTATCCTGCCCGGTGCTTTCAACGGTGCCATTAAAGAGTTCATGGCCGATGGCGGCATGGTGCTTGCCGACCATCAGAACAAAACATCTGCCGTGATCGGCACTTTAATTGACGCCACCGAAGATAAAAACGGCTTGATTGTGGATGTGACCTTTTCTGCCACCAAATCAGGGCAGGAAGTTCGGCAATTAGTAAAAGAAAAGGCAGTCAGAAAGATGTCGATTGCATTTATGGCTAAAAAGCCTGTACGGATACCCGACGCCCAGATTCGCGAATTATGGGCGAAATACGGTTATATCCCGTCAGAATCGCAAAAAAAGCTGGCCCGTAACGGTGCCAATTTGATTTCAGAGGTCGCGGAAGTTTTAGAAGTGTCGATTGTGCCGATACCGGCCAATCCGGGGGCCGAAATCATCGCCGTTAAATCGGTGGATGGCCCCGAAGATTCCGCACCCACCCCGCCCACCGGCGAAATTGCCGTGGCTGGTCAACTGCTGGATTTCACCGCTTGCGTGAAAAAAGCAGAACTGGCTGACCAGATTCTTTCGCAGCACTTCGCCAACCGGCGATAAACAAGGAGGCCACAAAATGGCTTTGACGGAGACTCGCACGGCTTCGGCGATTGCTGAAGACCGGCTACGACTGGCCGCGCAGGTTCAGGCCATGCGCGATGAGATGGTATCGGCTTCTGACGAAGTTCGGGCTGAAAAGGCCGCCGACTTTCAGGGCCTGGTGAATCAGCTTGAAAACTGCGACAACGAGTATCACCTTGTTGCCGCACTCGAAAACGCCAACCGCATGGTTGAAAAGCTGTCGCGACAGCCCGACCGTGCCAAGGCTCAGGTTTATAACCCCGGCCTGCACCGCCCGGCTCAGGTCACTGCCGATGGGCAGGTTATCGACTTTGGCGGGCTGGGTGAATATGGCGATAAAGCAGCCCTGCGTTCGCCTGAATATCACAAGGCTTTTCACGCCCTGTTGGCCGCCCGTGGTCACGTGGAACTGATCAAGAGTTCCAACCATCGCAACATGCTGGAAGTGTACGGCAAGGGCGGCGAAACCGGCCTGTCGCTGAACGAGTTCTACATGCCCTTTAACAAGGACATGACCCTCGGCACCACGACCAACGGCACAAACACCGTTACGCCGGATTTTCGCTTTGACATCGTCGTCGGGCGAACCATTACACCCGTCATGTCGCGCATCTGCCGTGTCATCACGACAAATGTTAATCAGGTGACGTTCCCCAAAGACAACAACACCAACAACCTGACAACCAGCCCGCAATATGGCACGACCTTCCGCCCTTACAAGGGTGAAACGGTCAATACCACGCTTTCCAAGCTGGATACAGGCCCGTTCGGTCAACTGACGATTCCCGTCAACACCGGAACGATGTTTACCGATGTTTCGGCTGATTTCTTCAGCGATGTCGCGGGTATCAACTCATACATCCAGACCGAAGCCAGCAAGGCTTTCGCCGCTGTGGTTGACAACGAGGTGATTAACGGCAACACGACGATTACCGAAGCGGAAGGCATTATCACCAATTCCAGCGTCGGAATCACGAAAACGGCCAGCAATAACACGCTGGTTGCGTCGAAGATTCAGGACGCTTATTTTGCTTTCAACTCCGCCTATAGCAACAATCTTGCATGGGTCATGCGGCGCGGCACGCATGGCAAGGTTGCCAACCTGCTTGACGGCCAGAACCGGCCCTTGTTCCTGGGCAGCATGGATTCCGGCTATGTTCAAGGGCCAACGCCAACCCTGCTCGGTGCGCCAATCTATTACAACGAGTTCGTGCCGGCCTCCGGTGCATCGACTCCGAAGTCAATCATCGTGGGCGACTTCAACGAGTACATTCTCCTGCTTCGGCAGGGCTTCACCGTCATGATTGACGATCAGTCCATGATGTATGCCAACCGCGTGCGGATTACATGCAAGTACCGATTTGGCGGTGCTGTGCGTGATCCGCGTGCCTTCCAGATTGTGCAGGAACTTGTCTAAGTTTAACGCCTTTTGAGGGCTTGCCCCTCAGTCGCTCCGGCTTGTCTTTTGATGCCTTTGGGCAGGCCGGGCGGCTCTTCTTACAGGATATAGATCAATGCCTGCTTATATCTCGCAAGGCGAGGCCGCCTTATATGCCGAATCAATCGGCTCTATGTCGGCACAGACGGCTATCAGCCTGTTATCTGCCGCCTCTGCGGCTGTCGATAACTTCTGTGGCCGCACATTTACAGGTGCCGAACTTACCGACGATGTTAAGGCATCGGTCGCCATGCTTGCCGAATGGCTGGCAACGTCCAACCCGTCCGGCGGGGTTATTACGTCTGAAAAGGTCGGCGATTATACCGTAAATTATGCCACGCCCAAGGCCGACGGCTTGCCGATGGCAATTCAGATGATGCTTGCACCTTATAAAGTGGTGGCGGTGGGATGATTACCGCGAAATTTAATTTATCATGGCAGGGCGGCGAATATTCAAACCGCTTGCATAAAGAGCTACAGAGGGCAGTAGATCGGTCTGCAATCATGGTTCGTGATAAGGCAAAAGAGTTATTGAATGTACCTGGTCAAGCTGCCGTAACGCCATTAGGATTAAACAGGGCACGCGGCAAGGGTGTTAGTAAATTAACAACCACCCAAAAGAATTTACGCATTTTTGCACAGGGCTTGCAGACAGTTCAAAACCTGAAAACAGTTACCAGTAAAAAGACAGGCAAATCATTACGCTTTGGCGGCAACATGGGCGGCGTGGATCGCATCTACTGGAACAACGACACCCGCAGATGGACAACAGCCTCCGCACCAGGCACGCCACCGCACAGACAATCGGGCAATCTTCGCAAAATAGCCTATGAAAAAACGCACGGCGGATTAAAAGCGAAAGTTGGCCCACAGCAGGGGCTTGTTTATGCACGCATCCAAGAACTTGGCGGCAAGGGCATGATTAATCTGCCAGCCAGACCTTACATGCGGCCCGCGTTTGAATCACAGCAGCAGGCCATTCTATTTCAATTCGCACTGGCCGTGCAAAGGGCCGCCAAGTGATATTCCCGCACACTATTGAACTACTTGTCAAAACCGCCGTGACCAGCAATTACAGCGGCGTTTCATTCACTTATCCAGCCACAGGCAGCGGCACCAGTTACCGGGCTTATATGCAGCCCAGAACAGGCAGCCCGGCAGTCATTAATGAAACGATGGGGGCGAGGGACAACTGGGTATGTTATGTTGACCCTTCCTGCCCGGCTGAAATCTACGACCGTTTCATTTTCAAGGGTGAAACGTACGAAGTGACCGACCGTGGCATGCAGTACAGCCAACGCGNNACGCGGTGAACATCACGTCAAAATCATGGCCGTCAGGTTGTCACAGGTCTAATCCATGAATCTTGCCTCACTCATTACAAATATAAAATCGGCATGGCTGGCAGCCATACCGGCCACAACGCTTTATTTTCAGCTTGCACCCGAAAAGACATCAGGCCAGTTTGCCGTTTTTCGGCTGGGAACAATCGCACCGGGCGAAGAAGAAATAACTAACCGCAACTGGGAAACTACGCTGACAATTGGCGGCTTTGCCGCTTCTGATACCGACGTTCTGGCATTGTCTCAGTCAATCGTCAACCTGTTTGATCGGGGCAACATCAGTGGCGTTTATTCCTGTACCGTGCAATCTGTAGAGCTTGACTTGAACTATGGCGATCAAATGACGCCATGGACAGTTTCGACATCCGTTTTAATCCGTTGGACAGTCTGACAAACAAGAAAGGGGCTGAAACATGCCAGCAAGACCGTTTTACAATACGACATTGAGCTTTGGAGGCTCAAATATCGCCGTTTCTTCGGTGTCTCTCACCGATTCCGCCGAATTGGCTGATGTTTCCGACACCGGCAGTGAATACGTTCAGCGCATCCGCGCCCTGCGTGACCGGCAGGCAAC